ATCGCAGGAACCTGACCCACCATTATTTGTACAAAAATCTGTAATGGATGGTGCAACTGAAGGTAGCCAGATAACACCTAATTAAAATTAATTTTGTATATTTGAACTTGTAGAGTTTTCATAATGTAAATTAGTTTAGTTTTTGAAAGGGGAGTTTTTTAACTCCTCTTTTTTTATGTACAAAATTTAAAGATAGTGCGTTATATAAGTATGAAACATTTAACTACATCTGCTTCAGCACAAACTCTAAAAATAATTCCTAGAAGTTATGCTAGTACAGTTAGTATGATACTAAGAGACGATTCTACAAACACCTCAACAACATACGGTAGCATAAGCACCTCAACAGACAAAAACTATCTAGTAATATCTAAAGCATTAAGTCCTGTATTAGTAGAAGGTAGATTTTATGATATGACTGTTAAAGAGGGTGCAAGTGTAATTTATAAAGACAAAATATTTTGTACAGACCAAACATTACCATATACAGTTAATAGTGGAGAATACACTACTCCTACAGGAAACGACCAATATGATAATGATTACTTAATTATATGAAAAATAGAACAAGAAATAAATTAGGGCAATTTACTAAAAGCTCAAAGTCAGATTTAAGTATTGTAAATCTTTCTACTTATACATCACCTGTAGTGAAAGAAGTGAGAGGTAAAGACTTTATTGAATACGGAGAAGATAACAACTACTTTCAATACCTAATAGACAGATACAACGGAAGTCCTACAAATAACGCTATTATTAATGGTGTTAGTGAGATGATTTATGGTAAAGGACTAGATGCGACTAACTCAAATAAAAAACCTAATGAGTACGCTCAAATGATGAGCTTGTTTAAAAAAGATTGCGTAAGAAAGTTATGCTATGATTTAAAACTTATGGGTCAATGTGCTGTTCAAGTTATATACTCTAAAAACAGATCTAAAATTGTACAGTTAGAGCATATGCCTATCGAAACATTAAGAGCTGAGAAATGTGATGAAAAAGGAGAGATTAATGCTTATTTTTACTTTAGTGATTGGAGCAAGTATAAGCGAGGAAATGAGTTAAAACGCATTCCTGCTTATGGAACGTCTAAAGAGGGCTTAGAGATACTTTATATTAAGCCATACAGAGCAGGTTTTAAGTATTATAGTCCTGTAGATTATCAAGGTGGTACACAATACGCAGAATTAGAAGAAGAAATATCTAACTTTCACCTAAACAACATTTTAAACGGACTAGCACCAAGTATGTTAATTAACTTCAACAATGGTACGCCAGACCCAGAGCAAAGAGAAATGATAGAAAGAAGAATCTACGAAAAGTTTTCAGGTTCTAGTAATGCAGGTAAATTTATTCTAGCTTTTAACGACAATCCAGAAACAGCAGCAAGTATAGAGCCTGTACAGTTAAGTGATGCACACCAACAATACGAGTTCCTAAGCAACGAAAGTTCTAAAAAGATAATGGTATCTCATAGAATTGTAAGTCCTATGTTGTTTGGTATTAAGGATGATACAGGACTTGGAAACAATGCAGACGAATTAAAGACAGCTTCTATCTTATTTGATAACTTAGTAATTAAGAGTTTTCAAGGGCTTTTAATAGATGCATTTAATCAGATACTAGCATACAATGACATCTCTCTGCATTTATATTTTAAAACGCTTCAGCCACTTGAATTTGTTGATTTAGAGAACGTAGAGGACGAAGAAACAAGAGAAGAAGAAACAGGAGTAAAACTAAATGAAGAAAAACCTATTAATGAAGCATTGCAAAACTTTATTGATATGGGTGTAGATGAAGAAGAACTTTTAGCAGATTTTGATTTAGTAGACGAGCAAGAAGTAAACTATGACTTTGAAGATGAAATGGATGAGCTTATAGAAAATGCTAACGAGCAAATTAATTTATCTACAGGTAGTGCAAAACCTTATAGAGATAGTGAACAAGATGGTAAAACAGAAGCAGGTAGATTATTAGGTTATACATTTTTAGTAAGATACAAATACGCACCTGAAAAAGTTACAAAAAGAAAAGGCTCAACTGTTAGTAGAGAATTTTGTAGAGAAATGATAAAAGCTAAAAAGGTTTATCGTAAAGAAGATATTATTGCTATGGGCAGTCAAGCTGTAAATCCTGACTTTGCAGGTAAAAACAAAACAAATTACTCAATATGGTTATATAAAGGAGGCGCAAGATGCCATCATTATTGGAGTAGAAGAACATATCTAAGAAAAGATGGCAATAAGAGTTTAGGTAAAAAGCTATATGATAGTGAGGCTAAGAGACGAGGGTTTATAGCTCCTAAGAACGAAAAGCAAGTAGCAATCAAACCAAAAGATATGCCTTATAGTGGATATACAGCAGCATACGCTAAGAAAATAGGAATAAGCAGATAATTATGGCAACAGTTTTATTTATATCGAGAACAGATTTAGTTAAGAATAGTATCATTGATGGTAACGTAGATACTGATAAGTTTATACAATTTATCAAAGTAGCGCAACAAACGGAAATAAGAAACTATCTAGGAACTAAATTATATGATAAAATTGGTGCAGATATTTCAGGTTCAGGCTTGTCAGGAAACTATGAAACCTTAGTAAACGACTATGTACAGCCTATGTTGATTTGGTACGCACAAGCTGAGTATATACCTTATGCAGCTTATCAAATAAAAAACGGAGGTATATTTAAAGGTAGCTCAGAGAATGCTGAAAGCGTTGCAAAAGAAGAAGTAGACTATTTAGTAAACAAAGCAAGAAACACAGCAGAATATTATACACAAAGGTTTTTAGATTACATAAGCAACAATAGTAATTTATTTCCTGAATATAATCAAAATACAGGCGGTGATGTTTACCCAGATAGTGATGGTTTATTTAACAGTTGGGTTCTGTGAGATACAAACCAAAAAATAAAAATATAGTAAAACTTAAAAAGTATTTAGATATGAATTGGTATACTAATAATACACAAAACATAAAAGTAGAATATATAAAAGAAACTAAGTAGATATGTCAGATAAAAAGTTTTCAGAGTTTACGTTACAAACCGACAATTCTAATGTTGCGTTTGTCGTTGGTTTTAATGGTTCGGATAATGTTAGAATATCACCTAGCAATCTTATAGGTAGTGGTTTCTTACCTACCTCTGGTGGTACTATGACAGGTAACTTACTTTTACAAGACAACATACAAGTACAAGTAGGAACAGGAGGCGATCTAAAACTATATCATAACGGTACAGATTCTTTTATTGAGAACCAAACAGGTATCTTAAAAATACAAAGCTCTGTAGTAGATGGTGATATATCGTTTCTTGCAGATAATGGTAGTGGTACACCAACAGAATATTTTAGAGTTGATGGTGGAGAAAATAGAATAGTATACTCACAAAACGGTAGACATCTTGACAACGTAGTATCTATGTATGGGTCTGGAGCTGATTTACAAATATTCCACGATGGAAGTAATTCAAAAATTATAAATACTACAGGGGATTTAAAAATAGGTGTTGCTAATACTTTAGCGATACAAAATAATGCTTATGATGAAAATATAGCAAGTTTTACAAAAGATGGAGCAGTACAATTATATTACAATAACTCTAAAAAATTTGAAACGACAAACACAGGTGTTACTGTAACAGGTGATGTTAATTTAGGAGATAGTTCGTATTTATATATAGGTGCATCTAACGACTTACAACTTATTCACGATGGTACAGATAGTTATATACAAAACACGCAGAATTCAGGTAATTTAGTAATTCAAAATGGTGGTAACGATAAAGATGTAATATTCAAATGTGATGATGGTTCAGGTGGAGTTACTGAATATTTTAGATTAGATGGTAGTGATGCTGATGGTACTTATACATATACAAGAAGACCTGATGGTGGTGTAGCTACTTTTGGTGGCGACCAAGATTTAAGAATATGGCACGAGCCAAGTAATAATAGTAGTTACATTAGAAATTATACTAATGATTTCTATATTGAAAATTTATCAGATGATAAAGATATTTTATTTAGATGTGATGATGGCTCTGGTGGTGTAGAAACATATTTCTATTTAGATGGTAGTGGAACAAGAACAATATTTGAAAAACTAACAAGATACAATGATGATGTATATGCTGCTTTTGGCTCTGATTCAGATTTAAGAATATATCACGATGGTAGCAATAGTTATATTAAACAAGTAACAAGTGCTACAGGAGATTTAATTATAGAGCAAGATGTTGCTGATAAAGATATAATATTTAAAAGTGATGATGGAAGTGGAGGAACAACGGCTTATTTAACATTAGATGGTAGTCTAACGCAAATGTGGGCTGATAAAGACCTTCAGTTTTCAGATAGTATAAAGGCTAAGTTTGGTGCTTCAAGTGATTTACAAATATATCACGATGGTAGTAATTCTTATATTAAAGATACAGGCACAGGTAATCTTTTTATACAAGCA